CAACCTTATGAATTTATCTCAAAGAATAATTTATCTTTTTTTCAAGGAAACGTAATAAAGTATGTGTGTCGCTACTTGAATAAAAATGGAGTGGAAGATTTAGATAAAATAATTCATTATTGTGAATTAGAAAAATTAAAACTTAAAGACTTAAATGGCTTACCTAAAAAGAAAAAACATAACGGTAGCTAGACATAAATTTATTTTAGAAATTTATCCTACTAGAAAAGGTTGTAATGGTCCTGAAGGGCCTTTTTTTGAAATATTTGCACATGACTATAAGGGTTGTCTTTATGCATTTAGTAATAAACATCAAATTAATAAATTAGTCAAAAAGAAATTTGTAGAATGAGTTTACAATTTACATTTAATTTTAAAAAACATATTTGGTCTTGTCCATCTGAGTATAAGGATCTTTCGGGTTTTAATGAAATAGCAATTGACTTAGAAACAAGAGATGATGGTATCAATGAAAAATTAGGAGCTGGCTGGGCTACAGGTAATGGTTATGTAATTGGTTTTGCAGTAGCCGTTGAAGGTTGGCAGGGGTACTATCCATTCAATCATTTTGGTGGGGGTAACATGATACCTGAACAAGTAAAAAATTATATTAAGGATGTATGTGCCTTACCTGCTACAAAAATATTTCACAATGCTCAATATGATGTCGGTTGGTTACGAAGAATGGGTATAAAAATAAATGGCCCGATTGTTGATACTATGATTGCTGCGGGTATAGTAGATGAAACAAGGTGGTCATATAGTTTGAATGCCTTAGCCAAAGATTATTTAGGAGAATTAAAAAGTGAACAAGATTTAAATGAAGCAGCAAAAGACCATGGTATAGACCCAAAAGCTGAAATGTGGAAGTTGCCTGCCGAACATGTCGGTTTTTACGCGGAACAAGATGCACGGCTCACGTATCTATTATGGCAGAGATTTAAACATGAAATTAAAAGCCAGTCACTTGAAACCGTTTGGAGTCTAGAATCGTCCTTATTGCCTATTTTAATTGAAATGAGGGAAAAAGGTATACGAGTGGACGTAGATAAGGCAAATGCCCTTAAAAACACGTTTATGGACGAGGAAAAGGGTGTTTTGATGGATATTAAGAAAATTGCAGGGTCAGATTTAGATGTTTGGAAAGCACGAGCAATTGGGCATGTATTTGAGAGATTAAAAATAGATTTTCCAAGAACCGCAACAGGCGAACCAAGTTTCACAACTAATTGGCTTTCAAATTCAAAACATAAAATTTGTAAATTAATTATGCAAGCTAGAGAAATAAATAAATTTCACGGCACCTTCTTGCAAAGCATACTAAAGTACGAGTATAACGGTCGTATTCATGGTGAAATTAATCAATTACGTAGCGATAGTGGTGGGACCGTTTCTGGCCGTCTCTCTATGGCTAATCCTAATCTTCAACAGTTACCAGCACGTAACAAAGATTATGCAAGAAGAATCAGAGGTTTATTCTTACCCGAAGAAAACTGTAAATGGGGCTCATTTGATTACTCCCAACAAGAACCAAGAATGGTCGTTCACTATGCAGCAAGTATTGGGGAAGGATATGAGGGATCAAACGAATTAGTTACAGCTTATTCTAATTCAGAAACAGACTTCCATCAAACAGTAGCAGATCTAGCAGGCATAGAAAGATCACAAGCGAAGACAATAGGATTAGGTCTAATGTATGGGATGGGTAAAAATAAACTAGCGATATCCCTAGGACTATCAAAGGAAGAAGCAGAAAACTTAATAACAAAATATAATCGTAAAGTACCATTTGTTAAACTATTATCTGATAGATGTATGAAAAAAGCAAGTGATGAAGGTGTCATACGTACCAAAAAGGGCAGAAAGTGTAGATTTAATATGTGGGAGACAAAAGATTTTGGAATACATTCACCTGAGACTTTTGAAAATGCTGTTGCAAAATATGGTAGAAATAACATAAAACGAGCGTTCACTTACAAAGCACTTAACAGACTAATTCAAGGGTCAGCCGCAGATCAAACAAAACAAGCCATTGTAAGTTGTAGAGAAGCTGGTTTTTTACCAAAGCTTCAAATACACGATGAATTATGTTTTGATATTCATGATAAATCTGATATAGATAAGATTAAAAAAACAATGGAGACATGCATGGAATTTAAAGTTCCAAGTAAAGTAGACGTGGCATTAGGAGAAGATTTTGGAGAAGCTACATAAAAATATAATTGCAGGATCTGGAACTGTTATCTGGCCTTTATATAGAATATTCAAAGATAGATTAGAGTTATTAAAATTTGAAGACATAAAAATTGTCCACGGTGTACATCCAGATTTTAAACAAACAGTTCGGTCTGATATTGAATCAAATGGTCTTTTATGTCCAATGGTTGTTGATGACGAGTTAAGATTAAGAAACGGAAACCATAGATTTAAAATCCTTAAAAAGCATGGTGATGCTAGTTTTTTTTATAAAGCTAGAGACAAAGCTGAAATTCATTTTTTTTCAAGATTGAATGTTCTTTGTTGGGAATTACATCCTGACATGAGTAAGTTGATGGAAAAATTATGGGAAGGAAAAATAAAAAAATACACAGAGAAAGTAACTCATCTTTTTACAGAAAATGTGAAGAGAGGAATTGTAACAAAACAGCAGTAGTAGTAGATTACAATAGATATTATTGTGCAGACTGTATGCTTAAAATTCAGGGCATAAGTCCCTTCACCGAATCAACGATTTTAAGAAAAAAACAATTTAACTGACTATCTAGCCAGTTTTTTTTAACTCATCAACAGCATCAACAACACTTTGATCATTGATCTTTTTTTTGAGCTCTTTTATTCTAATGTCAATCCACCGCATATCACTAGTTACTCTTCCTTGAGTTAGCGCCTTGTTAGCCCATTGACTTTCAAGTTGCAGCTTTTCCGACACCAGTTTTTGTAACGCCATTTGATAGCTCCTCAAAAGTTACATAGATTCTTTTGTGGTCGTAAAAACCCTCTTCTTCAACCTTATAAGAACCCTGGTTTAAACTTTCAGCAATTTTATCTAGAACCATTTCTTCACTAGTAGCCATTACGACACAATGAATATAAAGTCCAGCTACTCTGATCTGGCATAGATATTGCCTCATGTGATTATCTTATCAACTTTTAAGTGAAAAATCAAGTATTTTGACTTTTGTCAAGCATGCAGTAGATTTTTATAGATGTTACAGAAATGCCGTTATTTTTTAGATTTGGCCCCATTTCATTGACTTTTTTGACAGCTTCCTTTTGGCAGCTTTCGAAAGATGAATAATTTTTTATTGGATCTTCATTGAAAAAAATGCAGTCTGGTTCAGTAAAAGAAGAAATACAAAGAATTCCAATCATAATATAATTCATAAATTTATTATACCACAAAATTAAATTCTTGACATTCTCCTGATGATCTCCTATGTAAATGGGACTATGAAAATACACATAAACAGTCAGTCACAACAATTTGTGCAACTTGTCAAAAAACTAGACAGGCAACTAAGCAACATTGATTCAAAAGATTACTATGGTAAATCGATGATGACTTCTAATGAAAAAATAAAACATGAGCAAAACGTCAAAAATATTTTTTTGAGTGACGATTTTGGTAATTTGTATAAACCTTTCAATCAAGAAATAGTTAGTCTGTTAGTTAACGATGAGATAAAATGTAAACAGGAGAAAAAATGAAGTTCGACAATCTAGAATTTTTTTTATTGATCCTTATTCTTTTAATTTCTTTTCCAAAAACATTATTGGTTATCTTAGCAATAATCTTAGGTCCAATATTATGGTAAAGAAAGAATGGAGAGATAGTATGCTTGCTGCTATTGATAGATTAAGCAGGTACAAGGGCTGGTCATTTGGTGATACTAATCCGTATTTTGAGAGAGTACACAATGTAATGTCAAACCCTCAAATTAAAACACGACAACAATGCAAAAAGGAGTGCAAGAAACATGGTTACAAGTAAAAAGAAAAATGTAAAAGTGCCAACTAAATTAAGAAAGTTAGGGTTTAAAAAACTATACCAAGATAAAGATGGATTTTTCATGTTTGGTATGACCCCAAATAAACTAAACAAAGGAGTAAAAAATGGACATAAACAAATTTAAATCAGTTGCAGTTAGAAAACCAGATTATGATATTTTAAAAGCATTATGTAATGCAAAATTCAGATCACCTGCAAGTATGATTTCTAAAATGATACATGAATATGTTGACATACGGGCTAAAAAAACAAAACAACCCACAGATAAATACATTAATAAACTTTTGAAAACAAATGGTAAGCCAGGAAGGAGTAAAGATGAGTAATGTTTTAGATAAACAAATATCTTATTTAGAAACTTTAAGTCGTAGAACATCAAAAATATTAGCTGAAATAGACTAAAAAAAGGTTTGATTATGACTTACAATTCAGATAATGTTTTTGACAAAGTAGAATCTTTCGAGATTTGTTATAAATGCAAGGGCAATGGTTATTTGGCAAGTGTAGAGGAATTACAAGTCCCACACCCCCTGAAGTTATGCAAATTGTGTGAAGGTAACGGATACTTTAAAGAATCAAACAAGAAACACGGATCAAGCGCCAGTATTGTGGTAGACTTATTAACTAAATTAAAGGAATTGATTCGTGGCAAAAAATACACCAGACATTAGCGATCTCCACAAATCGCTACATCTATTAGCAAAAAAATTAAATATGAAGGAATATTCACTCGTGACAGGAGTGATGTTTCGTTTATATATGGGTCAAAAATTTGACTATGCAGACACATTTGATCCAAATTTTATGCAGGATATTCAAGAAATATACAAAAATCTTAAGTCAAAAAGAGTTATTTCAAAAGCAAAGTTATTTAAATTAAAGGTCGTGCAGGGTGGTAAAAGTGGCTGATAATAATTATACTCTCGACATGGCTTTATTTAAAGATTTTCTTAATATTCCCAAAGTTGAAGGTTGGTCTGGACAGGATATTTATAATTTAATAGAAAATGTTCATGATGATTACAACTTTTATCTTAAAAAGAAAAGGAGTGACCCTGACAGGGTAATTTATTATCGTGACTTACTCACCTACCTTATTAAAACTTATGGGCACTAGTTTCGCTGCAACATTACTTTCAACAAACGATGTTCCTGGAGAAGAAAAACTTTGGCGAGGTGTACTTTGCAATGCATTAGAAGATTCTTGTAATAATCAAAACGATCGTAAATCTAGTATATTTAAATTAGAAGCTCATAACTGGATTATGAACGAGGGCGATGATTTTCAAAGTATTTGTTATTGGGCAGGATTTTCTCCTGAACATGTAAAATCAAAATATGTGCAAGCTATTAAGAAGAAAGATATAAAATTTACAGAAAAACAAGTTGCTTGGAGAAGGTATTATGTGCAATACCAAAAGTATCGAAAGTGTAAAGAGCCTAGTTCAAAAAAATATCATAGAAAACATTTAGAGCATTTAAGATCAGCAGTTTATCATGCTTCTACTTCTCTATTTTCATCAATATTAGTATCGGTAATTATTTAAGGGCTGGCTCTAGTCTCC